GTATCTTCCTGTTTTTCTATGTAGCCATTGGGCAGTCTCTCTTAACGAACAAGTCTTTGAATATTCTCTTGCTTGATTAAGAGCATCTAATTCTTCTTTGATTGGTTCCAGATATTCTGGATCTTCAGATTGCTTAAAACCAAATGGTATAGTTCTAGCTCTCTTTTTTATCTTTATCGGTTCCATCTTTTGCTGGTAATATAAATATACCGTGCAGAGCTTTCATGTTTACATCTAATTGATCTTTCTTTGTAATGCCAACTCTGTCTAGTATTGAGTTAGCGGCTGCTAGACGAATACTTGCCTGTGGAGTAGTGCCGTCTTCATCTAGTAAGGTGATTAACCTATTAGCCGCTTGTGCAGAGTGTGTAGATAAATGTGTCTCCGCTAATTCTGTAATCTCTTTTTTCAAGTTTCTTATAACTTTAGGGTAAGAATGGGAGGAATATCCCGCCAGTCTTGCCGCTTCTCTTGGGTTTCCTTTTGCTTCCCCGAACAATACGTCTAGAAACTTTTCCTGCATATCTGTTAAGTTTCTTTTTTGAGTTTTCGTTATAGAAGAATCCATGATTTGCATTAATTATTTCCATTATATCCTCAAATGGAAGATCTTTCATTAATTTTTTGTTTAGTTTACGCATTATTTGTGATGACCCTGTGTGTTTTGTATTTAGTATGATAGTGTGTGTCCCTTAAATAATGCATATCTTTTCTATTATAGTGCTTATATGCAATTTTGTCAAGGATTATTTTTAAAAAAGTATATCTGCGACATTATTGTAGTAGACAAAATTGAAATAGGGGTGTATAATGTTCATAGGAACCCCAGGGGGGCCTTTACACCTATACTAAACCTATTTTTAGAACTACCCCCTAGGGTATTCCTAGGAATATTGTCGGAATATTAAGCCCTAAAATATGGCCCAGAGTTGGTTAACAAGGACTTTGGAGATTTTCTGGTAATCCTATATATATCTATACCACCATCCCGCCTACACCCTGCCTACCCCCGTTGTAAATCAAGGGTTTTTTTTACAAATTAATCAAGGCAACCCAAAAATCTAGTCAGGGGTTCCCTAAAATATCCCCTAGTAAAAACTGGTTGACACCTATGGGAGATTTAGGGGGTGTAAATTTTTGTACCTATAAAACCCCTAGTTAATCACTTGCTATAAACTAAAAACCCCCCTGAGTATTTCATCAAGGGGGTTCGGGGGGTTTCCTAATTATATGGCTTGATATTATTTAAGTTTATTTAATAACTTCTTATAATGCTCACTTATTTTGTCAGCTTTATCTATTGGAGTATTTCTTAAATTTTCCCCTAGTTGACTACTTAAAAGAATTTGATTTAAAGTATTAATTTCTTTAATTAATTCTTTTAAAGATTTTTCAACATTATCCATAAAATTATTATCCATTATTTACCCCCTTCCAATATTTTAGGTTTATAAATAATTTTAGGGGGGTTTTTTTCTGTTGGACAATCCCCGCTAAAATCAACTTCATTATTAATATAATCTTTAAATGGCTTATTATGAAAGTTCCATAAACTTGTATAGCCCTCACAATATTCATTTAAAGGATATTTATAAACATCAATCCCAGAATATTTATAAACTGATTTTGTCGGTGTCATATTTACAAATATCCAACCTTTAATAATATAAATATCATTATCGGTTAATGGCTTTGTTGTTCTTTTATTATAATCAAAATCCATAAACATTTTATCATTTAAGATTTCAATTATTTCTTTTTTAGTTTTATATTTTATCATAATAGTTAAAACTATAACCTAAAATATGGCGAGATTATGGCAAGTGTTCTTGTTTTGTTCTTTTTGTCGCATATAAAAAAGCCCCTATTATTTTATTAATAAGGGCTTAATTATTTAATATTTATTTAACTAAATATTGTTTGTTGAATTGCTTTTCGAAATCAACAAAATTTTTAGAATTAAATTCTGTTGGCTCGAAACTGACAACTTCATCACCATAAAAGAATAATTGTTTTTTTGTTTGTTTCCTTACATCTTCAACAATTTTTTCTTTAGCTTGACCGTAATTTTCTAAACTAAAAATGTGTTTTTCAACACTATGTAGTTCAGCATATAATTTATGATTATCAAAATAATTTAAAAAGTTTTTTACTACTTGTAAAATCTTTTTAGAATTATCTTTTTTAGCCGTCATTTTTTTAGCTGATTGTTTTAATTGAGTCAAAGCTGAATCATTATCTTTTTTTTCATTTAAGACTTTAAATAATACAACACGACTTAATTTATCAAGTTGAGTTAAATTAGCATTAAAAGATGTTATTCCTTTAGGGGCTTTTTTATGCTCTAAATCAACACCAAATACTTTTTTAACTTGCTCATTACTAAATGATTTTACAAATATTTCAAAAACATCTTTATGAAATTTGTAATTTTGGTTTCCTTTAGCAATCAATAAAACTAAAGCCCAGCAAATTTTATTTGCAGTAGTTCTAATAGCATTATTTTTTATAGCATTATTAGTTTTTTCAACTTGATAATCTATATTATATTTAGACATATCAGCTATTAGTTTTTCATCTTTAGTTTTATCTTCTGAATTATCTTCATCTTCACTTTCAACTTCATCTTCGGTATCTTCTGAAAAATCTGTTGTTGCTAAATGTGATAAATCAGCAATAGGCAGTAATAAATTATTTACTATTAATGCTCTAATCTCATTTAATTGAGATTGATTTTTTATTCCATTAATAGTTTTAATTATTTCGCCACCATTACGGCAACCTAAAAAACCATAAATACTTTTTTCATTTTTCTTTAGTTTGCCCTGACTTTCAAGTATTAGATATTCGTTTATAATATCTAAACTTGTTTTTTCATTTTTAATATTATTGTCGCCAATACTATTAAATAATGTGTTTAGTTTATTCATACATTTTTCCTTTTGTTAGTATTAATAATGTTATAAACCTATATTATAATTGTGTCAATATTATGGCAACAAATAATTAATTTTATTAGTTATTTAAAATAATTGTTGATACATCTATATAATAATAACTATTTCAACTCATTTGATTTTGCTTAAATAAATATTGATTTTATTAGTATTTTTAAAAAAACTAATGATTGCAACAATAATTGACACATTAAACTATAAGTTGTAATATTAATTATTATGAATACAATATTATATATAGGTTTAACTTTTATGCTTATTGGCTTTGTAGGTTTTATTATTTCAATAATAATGGAACGACACTATGAAATAAAACTATGGAAACACGAGCAACTTCACAAAAGTTTTATTGAAAATAAGAAAAAAGAAAAAAAACAATGGAAAGTAGAATAATTAAAATAAAAATAAGTAATGCTAGTAAATTACAAATACAAACTTTGTTATTGGAATTAGGTTTAATTGCTAACCAATGGTTAAGGAAAGTAGGAGTAAAGATACAAGTATTAAAAAAGTAATATGGACTTAAAAATGCAAATACTAATTGTTGCAAGTGTCATTATTTATTTTGCAGTTATATGGCAAGATTTAATGATATTATAGACTTGACATAATAAAAATGATTTGATATATTTAAGAATACTCAACAAATAAATATTGCAAATTTATTTGGCTTTGTGGCAGAACAACAATTAAGTGGTTGTAATGCATAGATTGAGAGGGTTAGGTGCTACTGCATTAAGACACTCAATCTAGTTTTTAGTACCGACTAATCTTAAATGATTGGACACTTCGGGAAAAATTGTAGGTAAATCAATAAGTCCTACCAAGCAGAGTTAAAACCTTTGTTTTAAATGATGTTATAAAAACCAAAACAAAGGGGGTTGCGTGGTAATAGTTATTATCATCACTTATTTAAAACCCCTCACTATTAATTTAGTGGGGGGTTTTTTTTTATTTTAACTTGACATATACCTTTTAATAATATCTAATATTATTAGAAAGGATAAATAATTATGCAAACAACATTGGCTACATTTTTTTGGGCAACTATTTTAATGTTAATGATTGCCACATTTTTATAAAAAAATATATGGAAGTAGATAGGTAAAACCCCTTGTCATTAATTTGACAGGGGGTTTTTTATTTGTTATTATAAATAATTAACAAAGGAGTAATTATGTCATTAACAAGTCAAGATGTTGAACGGCTATTTAAAAAGCAGATAGCCGAAGATACTAAAGAAAAATACTCAAATTATAATAGGATAATTGAGTTAAATGCAGAAAATCAACAGCTTAAAGAATCTAATAGAATACTAGCAGAAGATTTAAAAGAATTAGATTTAGTTGTTGATAAATTAAAAAGACATGAGTGGAGTTTTGATAACGACCCACAATCAAATTTAAAAAATGCTATAATGGATATAATAAAAGATTTCTAATCTTTTTTCCCCTCGTAAAAAGATAAGCCCTTGTCATTAATTTGACAGGGGCTTTTTTATTTAGTATAGTGTAGGCGTAATTGTTATTAAGTCCCTCAATTTTTAGAATTCGATACCTAACACCAATTACATTAAAGACTCCCTAGTTAATAGCTAGGGGGTCGCAACTCAACAAAGGAAACATATATGTTAGACAATAATAAAAAGCCAACATATGACGATACAACTTGGGAATTAAAATGGAAAAGGTCTTTACGTAAAAGACTTATTAATTGCCTTGCTCGTATTGAAAATGATGGCAAACCTACACAAGAACTTGGCTACGAGATAGCAAAAGTAAAAGAGTGTTTTGTGTATTGGAATAGTGATGTTGCATTGTGGGAGAAACACAATATGGTTATACCTACAAAGCCACTATCAGAAAGTGATAATCAATGATGAAAAAAGCATTGATTTTATTGACTTTTTTAACACTTGTAGCTTGTAGTAATAAACAAATTATGCTTGGTAAAAAGTGTTTAAAAGAAGTTAATGGTAACGAAACAATCACAACCAAATCATATGTATGGTTTGTAAATAAAGACCACGATTGGTCTAGTGATTTAACCAAAGGTAATTGTAAATAATATGATAAGAAAATATATTGTTATGATGAGGTTTGGTGATAGTGAAACTTTTAATTTAGATGAACAATTTGTAAGTAGGCAAGACGCAGATAAGTATGTTGAACTTATGAAAAAAAATAAACCTAGTGTAAAGTTTTATTTATTTGAACAATCACAAGACTACCAACACACAGAGGAAAAAAAGAAACCTACTAAACTTACTTTTTTAGATAAAGTTAGACTAGGTGTTTGACGAATACTATTTAATGTAGTATTATTAAAGGGCAATCAGCGAGAGTTGGTTGCCCTTTTTTATTTTAATAATTAAGGGGGGTGGTATGCAGGATTCCGATAAAACAACCAATGCAACACCACCCCGAAAAATAATCAATAGGAGTTAATATGAAACTAAAAACAAATAATGGTATTTCTTTGACAAAGCCAGAACCTATCACTCCAGAAAATATTAAAGATAGAATAATTTCTGATGATGAGTTAAAACAAAGAATAATCAATGGAGAGTTGGTTGATGAAAAACTAGAGGCAACTCTATTTCCAAATGGAAAACCAAATAAATAAAGGAGTATCATATGTCAATAATACAATATGAACCTGTACACATTGGCGACTTCTCTAGCTTTATAGAAAATCTTGTAAGTAAAACTAAATCAAAAAGATTTAGAGCAGGATTTGTTAAAAAAGATGGAAGTTATAGAGTTGGTAAGTTTGATTTCAAATATCGTAAGACTTGGAAACAAACTGACGGCACAATGTATCAGCGTAAAGGTAAAGCTAGGACTACTAAAAGAGAAGATTATCTTTTAGCACACGACCTAGAAAAGAAAGCACCTAGAAATATCTCATACCAAAGATTGTTATGGATAAGTGTAGGTAAAAAAATATGGGGTGTCAGTCAATTTAGATTAGCTGATGAGCATATTAGGTTATATGTTTTAAACCCTACGAAGTATAGTCAATTAAAGAATTTACTTCGTGGCAACCTAGATGGGAGTACAATGCAATGAGTAGAAATACTAGATGGTGTCAGAATCCTAAATGCCCTGAAAAGAAAAACTCAAATCAAATTAGGGGTAGTAAGGGTAGTAAATATTATCAATCTAATCCTGCTAATGGGTATGGTGCTGGTAATTTCTGTACACTTGGTTGTTACGACGCTTGGTCTAGTGTATATTTAGATAGGGCTATTGACGCAATCGGTGCTAGAATAACAGAACCAGTAAAAGTTAATATGGAAAATGCTTGGGAAGTTAAGTCAGAATATGTTTATAATAGAGGTGATGATACACGAAGTAGATATATTTATTTTTTAACTAATAAATTATTTAATGTAAGACACCCTATTACTATGGTACAAGCATTAGGACACATACCAACTGATGATAATTACTATAACTATTATCAAACAATCCCATCAGCAAAAGCCAAAGAACTAGCACAACAACTTGGCTTGACTAATCAATAATAATATAGTAATATATAGATACTACTGACAACAAGTTGGTAGTATCTTCAACAATGAAAGGAGTACTCAATGGAGAAGAAAAAAGATATTAGATTGAATAAAGATTATCGGACTGCTTATCAAAAAGACTTCCGAAGATTTTTAGAATCTAAAACAGATAATCCAAAGTATGAGGCATTTTTATCAGCTAAAACTTTGTGTAATACTAGAATTTCTGACGCACATAAAACTGCTAAAGAAGTTGTTACACGATTGTATAAGCCCGTAGATGTCGCAGACTTAAAACGATTGCAGAAAAAATATAACACTATTGACGCAACGGCTAAAGATAGTTGTTTTTATTTTGCAGTTGTTGATAGTAATGGTAAGTCGGTAAAAGAATTAGATTATCACAATGATGAAGTTGATAAACAAAAACATTTCAGCTTTGAATTAGATGGTAGTCTAGTTGGTCGTGAATATAATAACGACCACGACTTTGCTTATGCTTGGTATCGTGAGGAAATGAAAGCTAATGGCTTAAATCCCGATATCGAAATCGAGCAAAAAGGCAACCAAAGTAATCCTCATCACTCAACAACCATTAATGAAAATAATAAATGGTTGAAAGGTAATGACGGACAAGGTACTGATTGGCATAAGATTTGGAAAGAAAATTATGCACTAGATATAATTGGTAGTGGTGGTTGTCGTTCTCGTGCAATACCTTGCACAGAATCTGAGTTTGCCACCTTTGAACTTATGTTAGTAGCAAAGTCAGAGGTAGTAAGAACTCATCAAGATTGGATTGGCTCTATTATACGAGCAAGTAATCTAGTTGGTGAGCAGATTAAAGCTATGAAAACTAAATCTGAAGTAGATATACTAGCTAAAGAATATGGGTGGGAACCAAATGTTGCCATCAATAAAATTTTTGGCAATGCATTAGTAGTTAATCCTGCTAGTGTTAAGTCTATGACAGATTCTATATTAGGTTACGAAAGGAAACCTAGCAAGGAAGAAAAGATTGCTAATGCAAAAATTGCTTTGCAGAAACATCTTGAATCCCAACAAGTAGCTTAAATTACATAAGGGTTAGGCGAGCAATCGCCTAGCCTAGTAAGGTATTCTATATAGGCATACATCTTGCTACCTATATTGTTGATAGAGCAGAACACAAATGAAACAGAACTATCTACCTAAATAATATGGATATACATTACGGAATACTACAATTAATTATAGGTCTATGTGCCATTATGGTAGGTGGACTTATTGTTTATTTTGTGATAAACTATAATATAAAAAAAGAAAAAGAACAAAAAGAAAAAGAAAGGAACAAACACCCCTATGAGATATAAATATAAAGTAAGAGAGTTAGGAAAAGAAACATCAGAAGATATGGAAGCTATGTCTTTAAAAAAATTAAGAAGAAAGTTAGACCATAAAAAAGAGTATGCCATTGAGTATACAAACAAACATAATAATTTTATTTCAACTACAACTAGAGGTATAGAACCAAAATGACAAATAAAGGTAAAGTAAAAAATAAATCAGTAATTAAATTTACTAAAGATGATATTAAAAGTGTTTATATAACCTCACATAAATATGATACTTGGGCAACCATTACACTAAAAACTGGAGTAGAAATAAGAAGTCATAGTTTAGAACTAGAACAATTAATATTAGATAAACATAAATCTTATGTTGCGTTTGGTGCAATAACACATACTTGGTTATCAATGAACAACGGAGAAGATTTCAAGGTATAGTATATATACCCTGCCCCGAAACGCAGGATATCATATCATACTTTTTCAAAAAAGTCTATTACGCAAATTGACTCATCTATTAATTTATGTTATAAATAATTATGAAAAGAAAAATAAAAAAACAAATAGAAAATTGTGCCGTTGTAGTAACTTGGAGATATGCCGATGGTACTTGGAATACTGAAACCATACCTGAAGATATTTTGCCTGATAGTTTTTTCTCTTACTTAAAAGAATATGAGAGGTGCGAAAATGAAGCGTAAAGAATTAGAAAAAGAAATAGGTACACTGTCTAACCCTAGTAAGATGCCTGCATTTGCTTGGGGTATATCAGCAAAGAAATGTATTACAGGTGCGAAGTTAGCAAAAGTAAAAGGTACTATCTGTAATAAATGCTATGCTCTCAAAGGACATTACGCATTTAAAAATGTATTTGATGCTCACGAGTTAAGAAGAAAAGCAATAGAAAAAAATGAGTGGGTAGATTATATGGCAGAACTCATTACCCAAAAGTACAAAAACCTAGATAAATCAAGGCTTTTTCACAGGTGGTTTGACTCAGGAGATTTACAATCTTTCTCTCATCTTATGAAAATATTTGAGGTATGTGAACGAACACCACATATAAAATACTGGTTAGCCACAAGAGAATATCAATTTATAAAAGACATTAAAGAAAAAGATGTACCAAAGAATTTATGTTTGCGTGTATCTGCAATAAAAGTAGACAGTCCACCACCAAAGTTTTGGAAGTGGACATCAGGTGTACACAAAGATAAACCTGCAGTTGGACAGGAATGTCCTGCGTATAAACAAGATGGTGAGTGCAAATCTTGCCGTACTTGTTGGAGTCGTAAAGTTAAACAAGTAAGTTATAAGGAGCATTAATGAGTGTAGACGGAAAAGACCATTGGATAGAAAACAGAGCAATAGAATTGTTTGAAGAAATGCAAAGAAAAAATCCTAACTTATCTTGGAATGAGATAGATGAGTTATGTTATAAACAAGCAGAAGAAGATTATATGAATCAACCTGAAGTAGATTATAAAAAAATACAAGAAGAATCTGAAGAAGAATGAAATATATAATTATTATTTTTTTATTACTTACTGCTTGTAAGACCACAGATGTAGACCCAAAGTTTACAATAATGAAAAATATTTTACAAAAACAGTTGACAAATAACTAAAAGTATGATAAGGAGAAAACAATGGAAACGAAGAACTACCTCATAAAAGTATACGGATTAGGATATAAAGGACAATACACATTACCACTCACAGGAGTTGTAGACGCAGATAGAATAGATGATGAAGCAACACATCTAATACTTACAAAAAAACTTATTCTCACTCGAGATACCTTTTATGATAAAACTAAAACTAGGGTTACATACGAGGAAGTTAATAATTGAATTATAAACAGCAACTAAATATTATACAAGGACTATTTATTCCACCTGATACACAGATGAGAATGGATTGTCCTTTCTGTAAAAATTTAAATACATTATCAGTAGACACCACAGAAAATAATTTAAATTGGTACTGCTTTCATTCGACTTGTAAAGCTAGAGGAAAAAAAGAAGGAGAAAAAAATATGCAGTATGTTAGTACAACATTTAATAAAAAAGAAAATAAAACAAGTCAAAGATTTATTATACCTGATAGTTTTAAAATAGTATCAACAAATAAAAATGCACAAATGTATTTACATAAAAATAATTGTTGGGAAGCATGGGCTTGGGGTAGAGCAGATATTAAGTATGATGTAAAACAAGATAGAGTTGTATTCTTAATTAAAAATAGAAACACAGATGAGATAGTAGGTGCAGTGGGTAGAGGACTAAATAAAAATGTATATCCAAAATGGTTTATGTATGATAATAAAGATGTGCCATTTAAATGTGGTGAATGTGATGATGCAGTTATTGTAGAAGACTGCCCATCTGCTTGTGCAGTATCTAATGTGTTGACAGGTATATCTATTATGGGTACAAAATTAAAAGAAGAACATAAAGAACATTTAAAACCGTATAAAAAACTATATGTCTGTTTAGACAGAGATGCTACCACAAAAGCATATGATATAGCTAAAGATTTAAGGTCGTCAGGGTTTGACAATGTCGTGGTTAAACCATTAGAAGATGACCTTAAATACTTTAATACAGATCAAATAAGGGAGATGTTTTATGAATGATAAAATGAAAAAAGAAGTTCTTGATAAATGGAACGAATGGAAGTGGGATGTTTGGGAATCAAATAGAACAACTTGGAACCAAAGAGATCAAGCTATAGCAGAAACAATAGATCAAATATTATTAAAGGAGTTAGATGATAGAAAAACAAATGCTTAGACTAATGCTTGGTAAAGCATTCTATACAAAATACAAAGGCACTATATCACCTACTATATTTACAGGAGATATAAGTTCTTTGTTTGATACAATACAAAAAGCACACGCAAAATACTCAGATGATATAAGTGTAGATGAATTATATTCTTTACATACTGCCATATTTAATCCTGCATTAACTCGTGCTGCAAAAGAAAAGTTTAGTGAGCTAGTAGAGGATATAAAAGAAATACAAGAACCTAGTAAAGAAATAGCAAAAGATATTATGCGTATCTTATCTGATAGAGATTTAGCACAAAGAATAGCAGTTGAAGCCACAGAAATATTTAATGGTAAAGATGCAAACTTTACTGAGATAACAGGTATGATAGAAAATCATAAACAAGGTGATGAAGAAAAGACACCTGCAGTTACAAGTGATGTAAAAGAAGTATTAGGATTGCTTGATGTGACTACTAAATGGAAGTTTAATATACCTGTGTTAAAAGAAAATGTAGGTGGTATTGGTGGTGGTAATCTTATGATTGCATTTGCTAGACCTGAAACAGGTAAGACAGCTTTTTGGGTTAGTTTATGTGCAGGACCTGAAGGATTTGCTGAACAAGGTGCAAAAGTACACGCATTTATAAATGAAGAACCTGCTATCAGAACACAGATGAGAGCTATATCTTGTTATACTGGTATGACTAGAGAAGAAATAATACAAGACAAAGAGATAGCACAAAATGCTTGGAGTGAAATAAAAGATAACATAGCTATGTTTGATACAGTTGATTGGTCTATGGAAGATATAGATGCACATTGTGAGAAACATAAACCTGATATAATAGTTATAGATCAGTTAGATAAAATAAATGTGACAGGTACATTTGCAAGAACAGATGAAAAGTTAAGACAGATATACACAAGTGTAAGAGAGATAGC